GAAAATGGCCTTTATTTAACTAAATTGCAAGCCTGGGAGAGGCTCGGAATTTATGGCGGAGACGACGGTCTAACAGCCAATTCTAATATAGATATTTATGTCAAATCTGCTGAGATTATGGGACAGGAATTGGAGATATCACCTATTACTAGAGGTGAGTTAGGCGTGAATTTCTTAGCTAGGTATTATTCAAATTCTGTTTGGTATGGTTGTCCTGATTCTATGTGTGATATCAAGCGACAACTATGTAAATTTCATTCCACCCACACCCTACCTGAATCAGTTACACCGATTCAGAAACTCATAGAGAAATGTAGGAGTTATTATTTGACTGATAGGAATACTCCTATCATTGGGTCATATTGTACCCGCGTGTTAACTATTTATAGTGGCATGCCTGTAACGAACTTTGGTATTTGTACCTGGTTTGGAAAATTTGATGAAGCTGTTCAGTTTCCAAATAATAATGAGGGTGATTGGATGTGGGATATTACACGTAAATTATTACCAAACGTTGATTTTACCCAGATTAATGATTACTTGTTGAAATTAATTTCAAAAGAGGTTGATCCTTTATCACCTCCATTAATGTTAGAGATCCCTATTATGGGTCATAAAACCTTACCAGTTGTAGTGGAAGGTCAAGTAATTTTACCTAAGGAAGAGAAGCAAGAATTGCAAGTCGTTGACTGCCCATGTCAGGAACATACGATATCACCGGATTATTATAATTTACCTAGTGATTTTGATTATGGAACATCGAGTTTGGGAACTAAGTTTAGTCCTGGTCCTGGCATGCGCTTTATTGCTTCTAGTGAGATAAATTCTAATTCCGGTAGTAAACGCCAGTTAAGCACCACTGGGACCGGTTACTCCAAGTTAAATAAGAGGTTTGTAAAGATTAGGGAAGAGAGGTATATAGGGAAAAACAAGGAAAACACGAAGGTAAAGCCGGCCCGTCCATCCAAGGCTTTAAATTGGAGGGCCCGCAAGTCCTCGTAATTCGAATACGGGGCTTTTGATATCACACCGGCTTACTTGGAAGCCGGATTGATTAACGTTCAGTTCGGTTTTGTGATATCATAAGTAATCAATAGAAGGTTTTTATAATGTCAACTCAATTAGTTGTTTCTTTACCAAAAGGAAATAAAAAGAAAAAGAGCGAAGTTACTTCAGTTGTTAATGTTACTGGAGCTGCAAATAAAAAGAAAAATAAAAATAAGAAAAATAATAAAAAGAAAAATAAAAACAAAACTTCATCTGCTGTAAATGATTATATTTCAACATTGGCTAATCCTTGGGAATCTGCTCCGCTTCGACTAGGCTGGGGCACGTTGGTAGCTACTGATTTGTATACTGCTTATGCGCGCTTTAGTTTGACTACTAATAGTGATGGAACATTTGCTATTGCACTTGTACCCACAGTTGGATCAACAACAGCGCCAATATATATTAATACTTCTGGTCTTGCTGGTGTCACTTGGACTACTGCTAGTTTCGCTAATGCTGCTGCTATTGCTTCGGCAGCATCTGAGGGACGAGTAGTTTCCGGTGGCATAAAAGTTTATCCGTTAATACCAGCTACGGTCTCACCCGGTATATTATATACTGGTTCTGTTCCGTCCATAAACAATACTAATCTTACATCATCAAGTATAGCGACTATTGTGGGCTATCCAGAGATGCGTATTGGTTATGGGGCTACAGGAGGTTCATCAGTTATACACCCAGTGGATGTAACATCATATGCTTTTAGTCCTTATACTATTACTGGTTATGCAGGCGCTCTATTACCTAATACTTCTACACCATTAATTGTCGGTACCAATTTTGCCATGAACTCAACTATTTATGTTGAGGCCACGATCAATATTGAAACCATTATAGCTGCGAATTCTTCTATTAATTCACAAGCTATTACCAACCCTGAAGTGCGTCAACAAACAAATGATACTCTATCTGACTATTTTCCTTCCATTGAATCGATGTGGAAGAAAATTTCAGCGTACTTACCTGACGCAGGTCAAGTTTATACGGGGGCTACTGTGGCTGGAGCTGCCATGGCTAGCCCTATGGGGAGGGCAGTTGGTAATTTGTTATTAAATAACGCAAGGAGACGTTATTTTATGCCACCACAACAAAATAGGATGGTAATACAAGAAATGGACTGACTATTAGTAGAAACAGAGGAATCCTTTAATTATGAGATGATTGAGAAGGAAGACACTCTATAAACTCCATTTGGCAAACTCAATTCTGTT